AGCCGCAGGCGTTGTAGCAGGAATAGCAATCGCAATAAAAGGACTGTGGGGATATATAGAAGACTTAAAAGCGGGAATAGTAGACATTGATACTGCTATGGGGCATGTTATAGAAATTATAGGTGGAATAGCATTGGCTGTAGGAGTTGTGTTTGGTTTTATACCAGCGCTAATAGCAGGACTTGTAGCGGCAATAGGCGTGTTAATATATACACTTGTAACAAAGTGGGAAGAATTTACCGTAGGACTAAAGGCAATATGGCAATATGCTGTTGATTGGCTAAAAGGCAAATGGGAAGCGTTCACTACAGGTGTTCAGTACTTATGGGATAAGGCTGTAGGTGGAATAAAGAGTATACTAAATAACTTGAAAGAAGGCTTCTTAAGTGCTTGGAACGGCATAAAAACTTCAGTAGGAAACGTAATTGATTGGATAAAGAGTAAATGGGAAGGTTTCAAAAAGATATTCAAATTGCCAGAAATCAAATTACCACACTTTACTTGGACAACAACACCTGCTAAAGGTTGGATAAAAGAAGTACTTGAAGCATTAAGTATACCTGCTTCATTACCAAAATTAAGTGTATCTTGGTATGCAAAAGGTGGTATGCCAAACGTTGGAGAACTTTTCGTAGCAAGAGAGGCTGGACCGGAACTTGTAGGTAACATTGGTAGCAAGAGTGCAGTTGTAAACAACGAACAAATCGTAGAAGCCGTATCACAAGGTGTTGCGCAAGCAGTATCTAGTGTAATGGGTGCTAACGGTGGTAACTACAATATTTACATTGACGGACAACAAATTACGGACGTAGTAACAAAAAGAATAAATAGAATGGCTAACATCACAGGAGGAGGATACGTATATGGATAATAAAATACTATTAGTAAGCACTTCTAGAACAGGTACATTTACAGAACTTGTAACATCTTCTTATGAGTTCAATAAAATGGAACTTGACTTAGATAGTGGAAGAAACTTAAACGGTAAAATGGAAAGAAATATACTAGCCCACCACCCTAGAAAACTGATAGTATCGTTTCCGCCAATGGACGGTGCTAGTATGCAGTCATTATTAACACTACTAGACCACTCTACATTATATGTTAAAGCGTTTGACCCATTTAAAAATGCAATGCAAACTAGTCCAATGAAGATGTATCACGGAGATTTAAAACCTAAACTTTATTGGAAAGTGGAAAACTTTGAAGGCACTGAAATAAAGGTACTATATCAAACTCTGCAGGTAGAACTTGTAGAATATTAAAGGAGAATTGCGATGTATATAGTAAGTAACGAATTTAAAGAAGTTGTCAAATCAAATGCAGTAATATCGACGGCAAGGATAACCCTTGTCGCCGACGGTACTGTTTTAGACGGAGAAAACTTAGTATCTGTAGTTATAAGAGACTATTGTGAAAACGAAGGTGCAATAATAGGAACAACAATGTGTAAAGAGGCAGAAATTGAATTAATAAACAACAACCTTGACTTAGCAGATAAAGAGTTTTTACTAGAACTAGGTGTAGAAGTAGCAGAAGATACTATAGAATATATACCATATGGTAATTTCATAGTAAAAGAATATACAGACATGAAGTCTAATAATCAATACAATATTGTAGCATACGATTATATGGATAAACTAAACAAAGAGTTTATAGACGAGAACACATATCCAATGACGTTACAAGCGTTTTATGAAGCGGTTGCTAGATATTATGGTGTAGAAATAGAAACACAGACGCTACCTAACCAACAGTTTATGGTAGAAGAGAAACCATATTTTGAAGGTTCAAGTGGTAGAGTTGTAGTATCAGCAATTGCTCAAATGTTTGGAAGTTTTGCTAAATTTAATAGAGAAAACAGACTTCAAATGTATTTAAGTACAGATACAAACGAAGAAATAACAAGAGACCAAATGAATAGTAAACTAGAAATAGACAATAGATATGGACCTCTTAACACAGTAGTATTAAGTCTAGCAAACGTAGAAGGCGAGAATGTAACACTAAAAGACGCTGAAAGTGTAGCACAATATGGCGAAACTATCCTTGAAATACAAGACAACCCATTTATATACACTCAAGCATTGCGTGAGAAAGCCATAGAAGGCATATATAACCGTGTTTTAGGGTTTACCTATATCCCAACATCATTTAACTATAAAGCATACTTATATTTGGACTGTGGCGATAAGGTACAAGTACAAAAAATGCAAACAGACGACTTTGTAGATACAATTATATTAAATCAAGAAATAAGAGTACCAGGCACAAGACAAAGTAAATGCGAAAACTTAGCACTTACAAAAACAGAAGTAGAAAACCAATACATATCTCCTCAAGAACAAGCAAGAAGAAGAACAGAGATAGCGGTTGATAAAGCAAATGGACAAATAGATATTTTAACTCAAAAGATAACAGAAATAGGTGCAGACACCGTAATATCATTAGAAGTGCAATATGCTCTAAGTTATAGCACAACTGTAGCACCTACAACAGGTTGGAGTACACAAGCCCCACAATGGGTACAAAACCAATATATGTGGCAAAGAACAGTAATAACTTATGCTGACTTAACTCAAGAAATATCAGAACCTACTTGTATAGCAGGTGCTAAAGGAGAAGACGGTACAGGTGTAAGTATATTAGGTTCATACGATACATACGAACAATTAAAAGCCGAACACCCAACAGGTAATATTGGCGACGCATATCTAGTAGGCGAAGAGTTATATGTATGGTCTGAAAACACTCAAGATTGGACAAATGTAGGTAATATACAAGGTCCTCAAGGACAGCCAGGACAACCGGGGCAACCAGGAGAACCAGGGCAACCAGGAGAGCCAGGAGAACCGGGAGAACCAGGAATAAGCGTAACAAGTTTTGAACCACAATACTATTTATCTAATTCAAAATTAACACCAAGTGGTGGCGAATGGAAAACAACTCAAGATACTTGGCAAAAAGGTAAATATTATTGGGTAAGAACTAAGATTACTTGGTCTGACGGAAGTATAGCATATACGCCTGCAGTTCTTGCAGAAGGACTAAATGGTGCAAACGATAAAGCAGACGAGGCTTTAGACAATACTACCGTACTCGGAACAACTGAAGAAGGTAAAGAGTTCCATTTAACAGATACGGCTGACAAGTATTGTAAGTCTGTAGAAATATTTGGAGAGAGCGTACAAGAAGGAACACCAAGTGTTGGTAATCGTAAAGTTATCACAAGTATAACAGACGAAGTAACATATACAAGTGTTGGTAAAGACGGACAAACATCAACTTCAGTAATACCTTTACTACATGACTTACGTTCGGTATCTACTACTATAAGAGATAGAATTTATAGGAATAATAGTGATAAGAAATGGTATGACGAACAAAAAGTAGAACAAATCATATTAAACGGAACTGAAGAGTGGATAGAAGAAGTAGGTCAAGCGGGAGAAAATACAAGATTATATGTTACATTTATCCCTGGACAATCTCAAGATTACGAAACTTTATGTGTACCGATAATGTGTGACCAATTGCCTGTTGTATCTGCAATATGGGATAACGCGTCTCCAGTAGGAATATTCTTACAATCTAACAATGGTGCAGTTTTAATTAGAATAAATAGTGATATAGACCTTACTACTTGGTTATCACAAAATAACGTAGAACTGCTTTATGAATTAGGCGAACCTATTATCACAGAAATAACAGAAGAAGAAATACTTGCCGGGTTACAACAAGTTCGTACATTTGAAGATGTAACAGATATAACTACAAATGCTAACAGCATTATTACTTATTACAGAAATGTACCAAGTTCAGATTACGAGACAGAGACAGACGCCGAACAAAAATATAAAGTTGTCAACACTCAATTTGCTAAGATACAAGAAAATCAAGACAATATTACGAGTACTGTTTCAGACGTATTAACACTAGTAGATAATCAAGGACAAACAATAACAACATTGCAATCGCAAGTAACAGAAGTAGTACAAAACAGCACAAGCATTACTGCAAGCGTAAAAGAATTAAGTGATGTAATCGAAAACGGTGTACCTTTAGTTATAACAAGAACAGTAACAATCAACCAAGAAGGCTTGAGAGTAGGCTTATCTACAAGTGAAGTTAGCACGCTAATTAACGAGTTGGGTATGTTCGTACAATCAGGTGGAGTTAACGGAGAAACAATTGCGACATACGATAAATCTGGTGCTACAATTAATAGATTGAAATCAGATTATGCAATAATTGCAGGTATAAAATACATTCAAGAAGAAGTTGACGGTGTAACGCACCACAGAACTTACGTTGTAGGTTAGGAGGTAAAACATGGCACAAGTAACAAGTGGAACAGTCAAATCTAATACTATGTGGTATTCCACATTCTATGTTAAGTGGAGTAGAGCAAGTTATAGTGTTGATACCAACCAAAGTAAATTAAATTGGGAAGCAGGGCTTATCACAACTAGTGGTGTTTATTGGTTGAGTAATGCTGTAAAAATTAATTCCGTGTATATCAACGGAACTAAAGTTTTAAGTAATAAGACGTACAGCAACATCAAGACAAATGGCACGCATAAATTAGCGTCTGGAACAATAACTATAGACCACGAAGAAGACGGTAATAAATCTTTTGAAGTGTCTATAAGTGGTTGGCTATATGATACAGGAAGTCCTTCTGGTAAAGGCTCATTTGAATTGCCAACGATACCAAGAACAAGTAAAGCGGTTTGTTCTTCATTCGATATAGGTGGCAACCCAAATATATCTATTACTAAATACATATCTAATTCTACAGCGACTATAAGATATGCGTTAGGTTCTTTAAGTGGAACTATAGTACAAAACTTTGAAGGTACATCTTATGTGTGGGAAGCAAGTGCATTAGCCAACCAAATATACGCTGAAATACCAAATGCCAATACACTTACTGGTACAATATATACAGACACATACGATAGTAGTGGAACACAAATAGGCTCTACACAAGAGAGTACATTTACTTGTAATGTGGTAAATAGCAACCCTGTAATAAACAGTGTAAAATTTGAAGATACATTAAAAATATCTACAACTGGTAATATAGTAAGATATTTATCTAATCTGCAAGTAACGATTAATGCTACGGCTAAAAACGGAGCAAACTTATCTGGCGGAAACACCAAGTTTAGAGTAACAGAAACAAACGGTAATACTATTACAGAAACAGATAACGTAGTAACATTTGGCATAGTATCTAATAATACATTTACAATTCAAGTAACAGACAGTAGGGGTAATTTATCAGAAGCCAAAATGTATGGCATAGACAACTTTGTTGAATATGTAAAACCAGCGATAACGTATCTAGCGGCTTTACGTACAGGCGAAGAAAATTTAACTTCTGCCGCAATGGTAATAAGAGGACAATGGTATAACGCTACAATCAACGGTTCTGCAAACACCTTAGCATTTAAGTATAGATATAAACTAAGAAACAGCGACGAATGGTCTGGATACACAACGTTTACTCCTAGTGAAAACATATATGGTGGTTCTTTTGAACTAGAAGAAGTATTCACACCAAGTAGCGGTTTCGATATAAACCAAGTATATGATATAGAAGTAGCGGTAACAGATAAACTAGTTACAGACAATAGTGGTAGCCAAACCACAGTTTTATCAAAAGCAATACCACTTACAGACCATTGGAACTATGGAGATAAAGACTATTATAATATTAACGCCGAAATACAACAAAACGGTGTGAGTATATTTGGTAAAGTTATATATGAAGGCGATAGCAATGAGGATATATATTTAGACGAAAGTGCAGAGAACTTTGATTATTTAGAAATTGTTTTTAGGAACAATGACGGTTATTATTCTAGCACAAAAGTTGATAGTCCAAATGGTAAAACGATTTGTTTAGCAAACTTCTTTTTAAATGATAATTATTTGTATTGGAAAGCAAAAAGTCTATATGTTAACGGAACTGTTCTCGAAGTTGTTAAATACGCAGAAGCGAGACAAGGACACAATGTATCAACGGTTTATACACTAAATAACAACATTTTTGTTACAAAGGTTATAGGATACAAAAAATAATTAGTTTACATAAATTTGGAAAAAGTATTGCAAAAGTATTATAAATGTGTTATAATGAAAATAGAAGTACGGAGGTAATCTTATGTTAGAGATATTACAAGACATCGTATCAACTTATTTAATACCAGCCGTAATAACTGCCGTAGGTGGTTTTATTACTTGGATAGTAGGTAGGTTAAAGAAAATATACGAAGAAAAAGTAAAAAACGAAGAAGTACGCACAATAGTATCTAGCGTAGTAAAATACGTAGAGAGAACTATGACAAGTGCCAAAGGGGAAGAAAAATTCAACGAAGCACTAAAACAAGTATCTGAATGGTTAGGAACTAAAGGCATAGAGATAAGTGAAACAGAAATGAAACTACTTATTGAAAGTGCTGTAAACGAGTTACCTAAGACGAATAAGGAGGAATAAATATGCACATAGACGAATGGATAAAAGATGTAAAAGCCAAAGGTGGAGTTGACACAGACGGTTATTACGGAAAACAATGTATGGACTTGTATAACGATTACTGTCATAGAGTTCTAGGAATAGACGGAAAGACAGGGGCAGACAGAGCCAAAAACATATTAAACAATCAATATGTAATGGGGTTCTTTACAAGAATAGATAATACACCTACATTCGTGCCTCAAAAAGGAGATGTATGTGTATGGCGTGGTGGAACTTATGGACACGTTGCTATATGCTTAGGAAAAGGCGATGTAAACTATTTCTACTCACTAGACCAAAACTGGGAGCCTCAAAGACTAACAGAAGAGAAACATAATTATACATATTTAAAACCTTTAGTATTTCTAAGACCAAAAGACCAATCAAACATAAAGCCTAAAGAAACAAACCCAAAAAACAAATTTACAGTTGGTAAAAACTACACTCTTCAAGCAAACTTAAAAGTTAGAGAAGGTGCAGGAATAGATACTGATTGGAAACTAAGAGAAGATATAACTGCTGACGGAAAGAAAAACTCATTAGACCAAAAGTATGCTACACTAAAAAAAGGAACTGTAGTAACAGTACAAGAAACAAAGATATTAGGTAGCGACGAATGGGTAAAAATACCTTCTGGCTGGATAGCAGGATATTATGAAAAAGAATACTTAATTAAATAAAGTATTGGGGAGGCGGTTGGATAATGGCTTCCTCCCCTTCCTTCTTTAAAATAAGTTATAAAAACAAAATCTTATCAATAATTTGAAAGGAGTGTTATTATGGCTTACGCTTATCAAAAAGAAGTACTTTGTAGAATGTATGGTAGCAGGTGTATGCTGTGTGAACGAACACTTCAAAAGAAGTATCGGACATACCACCACATAATACCTAAAAGCGTCTCGAACGACAACAAATACACAAACGGTTGCATACTGTGTCAACAGTGTCAACAAATTATTCATACTTTCGAGTATGGAGAAGAAGGTTACACGAAACTCACTAACAAAATATTGAAGCATATGGCAAAATATAAGCGTAAATAAACTTTAGGGAGTATAAATTCTCCCTAATCGAATAAAAACCCTTTAAAATCAATTCTAGGGGCAAGGAGATATATTATGAGACATTGTAGGAGAGAACCTTTGAGTAAAAAGGAACTAAGGAAAGTGAATTTCATTTTGTTGTGGTGTAAACTTATTAGAATAATGCACAAAGAGTTTAGGAGGTGCGATAGGTTGTGGCTGTAGAAATTAGCGTAGTTGTTTCTATAATATCAGCAATTGTGGCTATAGTAAGCCTTATTGCTAATACTAAAAAATCAAATAAAACAGACGGTTTTGAACTAGGTAATTTTATGGGAGAAATGAGAGCAGAAATTTCTTCAATAAAAGAGTTGATAGGAGAATTAAAGAAGGACAACAAGGAAGTAGACGAGAAAATCGCAAAAGCAATTCATGAACACGAGTTGCATTATGACGATAAAATTTCAAGAATGATAGTGGACCATGAAATTCGTTATCATAATCATTAAAGAAGGAGAATTTAAAATGACAAAAATGGAAAATATTGAAAAGAAATTAGAAGAAGTAAATTTATTAGCAAATGAAGTTGCAAAAAAGGCAAATGAAACGGAGTTCAAGTACAAACAAAAAATTAGTTTAATGAAGATTTTAATTATTTGTTTAACAATTTTAGCAACTATAGGAATGTATTTGATGTATCAATCAAACAAATACACAACTGACGAGTTAATATATACTCTACAAAACATGGTAGTTGAAGAAGAATATATTGAAGTAGATAGTGGCGACGGCGGAAACGCTATCGGCATACTTGGAGATAATAATGAGGTGAGCAACTAATGGCTAAGGTAAAAATTAAAATAAAAAAGATAAGTTTTAAAAATGTCTTAGGCGATTACAAGAAAAGAAAAGGAAAAAGAAGATGTACCGAGTGTGGTAAGTATAAGTAGGTGGTTAAATGACTAACGAAGAAATTAGGAGAGTATTCAAGATACCTGAGAAGGACTTGTTAGATTTTATATTAAATAGAATAAATTTAACCAACAAACAAAGAGAAGTTTTAGACTTATATTATAGACAAGGCTACACGGAAGAAGAGTGTGCTGAGATTATGAATATAAGTAGAAACGGTTTCCAAATCTTAAAGAAAAACGCTAAAGAGATACTAGACAAAGCGTGGTCTAGTGATAGATTAATAAATTTGTTAATTAGAGAGTAAACACTCTCTTTTTTTATGCCTAATTTAGGCTTTTTGTTTGTTTTTGACATATTTTGCGTGTGAGATAATTTAATTAGAGAGTGGTACATGTGAGAACCATAATAAGGAGACCACTCTACAATAGGAGGAATAGCAATGAATTTTTATCCAAATTACAATCAATACTACGGACAAAACTTGCAACCACAAATGCAGAGAATACAACCGATAGAACCACAATATCCACAATACACTAAACCTATTTCGTTACAAGGTAAATCGGTAGATAGTATCGAAGTGGTAAAGGCAATGGACATACCATTAGACGGAAGCGTTAGTTATTTCCCATTGACCGACGGAACAGCAATTGTAACAAAACAACTACAAGCCGACGGTAGCAGTAAAACAATAATATACAAACCTATAAATGAAGAAGAAGTAAGTAAACTACCAAAATATATAACTAACGTAGAACTAGAAGAAGCACTAAAGAAAATAGATACAACTAGTTTTAAAGAGGAAATAAAGAACATAAGACGCCAAATTAAAGACTTAACAAATGATATAGAAGATTTAAGGAAGGACTGATTTTATGACACCAAAAGAAATGGTAATGAAATCTATTGCTAATAACAACAACCCAATGTTGAAGAATTTGCTAGAAATGGCTCAACAAGGCAATTCTAAAGGCATAGAAGATTTTGCAAGGAATTTGTATAAAGAAAGAGGTAGAGACTTTGATAAAGAGTTCAGTGCATTTATGAGCCAATATAATAAAGGGTATCAATAACCCCGCGGGAATTTGATATAAATAAAATAAAAAAAGGAGGGAAAAATATGAATGAAGGTATGTTAAGTCCAGCCGATGTAGCAGTACTATCAGGAAACACTGGTAACGGCAACAATGGTGGCTGGGGCGACAATGGAGCATGGTGGATAATACTATTCCTAATCTTTGGTTGGGGTAGAAATGGCTTCGGTAATGGCTTTGGTGGAAACGGTGGAGGCATAGGCGAGAACTATGTTTTAGCGACAGACTTTGCTACTATTGAAAGAAAACTTGACGGTATAAACAATGGAATATGCGATAGCACATTTGCATTAAACAATACTATAAACTCAGGTTTCTTCGGAATACAAAACGCACTATGTCAAGGGTTCAATGGCTTAAACGTTGCTTATTTACAAGGAACTAATGCTTTATCTAGTCAACTTGCAGACTGCTGCTGTGGAATAAAATCTCAATTAGCAGATTGCTGTTGCACAATCGAGAGAGGCTTAGACAGAGTAAATTACAACAATGTAATAAACACAAACGCTATTCAACAAACTCTATGCACTTCTACAAGAGACATCATAGAAAACCAAAACGCAAACTACAGAGCGTTACATGACGAAATAGTTGCTAATAGAATAGAAGATAAGAATGCTCAAATCGCCGCTCAACAAAACGAAATAAACGCTTTAAGACTTGCTGCTTCACAAGAAAGACAAAACGCTTACTTGTTAAGTGAATTAAAACCTTGTCCGTCAGCCGCTTATATCGTGCCAAACCCTAACTGTTGCTACAATTATCAAGTAACACAGGCTGGTTGTGGTTGCAATTGCGGTAATTACTAATTAAATATTTTTCCACTATAAAGTGTGATTTTTAAGGGTAGTAATCACGCTACCCTTATTTTTATTAAGGAGGTTTAGAAAATGTCAGAGTGCGTAAAAAATTGTAGACTATGCGATAAGTTTATTTTGTCACAAACAATAACGTTTGACGGAACGAGTTTAGTAGTGAACTTACCTGCTAATTCTTATGGCAACTGCCAAAAATATTGCATAGTACTAGCCCAAACTATTCCTGAAACTACTACTATAAATGCTCCTGTGGTATTCACTATAGGAACAGGAACAACTCAATATCCATTTGTAAATTGTGATTGCACACCTATATATGCTTCACAAGTAAGAACTAGACGTATATATTCTACAAGAGTAAATACGGCAGTAAATGACGGAGTGTTCAAGTATATAGGTAAATGTTGCTTGCCAAGTAACGCGACAACTACTGTTCAAAGTATCCCAGTAGAAGAAACAACCCCTTAGGAGTGATTTACTATGGAAAAATTGAAAGAACAAATAGAAAAAGGAATAGATAGTATATTAGAACAAGGAATAGAAGCGGATAGTTTACCTGTCTTATATCAACTTGTAGATATACACAAAGACTTAGCCAATGAAGAATATTGGAAGAAAAAAGAGGAGGTTATGAAAATGAGATATAGAGGATATAGCGAAGGATATGGAGAAGGATACAGCGAAGGTGGATATGGTGCTGAAAGTTACGGAAGAAGACAAAGAGACAGCCGTGGAAGATACAGAGACGGTGGTTCTTATGGACGTAGAGGAGTACCTGGAACAGGAAGAGGACGTTACCGTGGAGAAGAAGCAATGGAAGAAATGGCTTACCACTATGGTAATTATTCTGAGAGTTCAGAACAATACGGTGCTGAAGGACAAACAATGAAATCTTTAGAGTACATGTTGAACTCTGTTGTTGAGTTTATCCAAATGCTAGAAGAAGAAGCAGGCTCTCAAGAAGAAGTGAAACTAATTAAACACTATACTAAAAAGATAAGTGAGATGTAATGTATAAGTTTTATAATGCAAATTCACAAGGAAACTTCGTAAACGATTGTACCGTGCGTGCAATATCGTTAGCGGAAAACAAAACGTGGAATGACACTTACAAGGAACTCAGCGAAATAGCGAGACAAAATGGAATACTGTTAGACGATGTTAATTTTATAGAGCCTTTATTAGATAGTAGATACGAAAGAAAATGTTATAAATCAAAATACGTAGGAGAATTTGTAGAAGAAAACCCAACAGGTACATTTCTTATAACTATGAATGGACATATTACATGTTGCATAGACGGTGTTATATATGACACGTTTGATTGTAGAGATAGAATTATGTGGTGTGCTTGGAAGGTATAATGTTATAGCCCTATACACATAGACCTTAAGGTATGAAATAATAAATGCTGATATAGGGCTTAAATACGGCGTAGTACCCGAGCGGTTCAGGGAACAGTCTGCAAAACTGGTAACGGTGGTTCAATTCCACTCTACGCCTCCAAAACATTTGACAAAATATAATTTTTAGATTATACTACTATTAGAGGTAAGTTATATGGAACTAGAGGAACTATACTCCAACGAGTACTTAATAAGAACCTACTTCCAGAAAAAATGCACTAAATGTAAAAAGAAATGTGGTAGGTGTCAAGAAAATATCGTTATTAACCGCTTTTATGAACGAACTAAAGGGGTAATAGTGCCTACCGTAATATATAAATGTGAAGATTTTGAGATAGAAGTTGAATAGACTTCTATTTTTTTTAAACTTTTTTAAAAACACTATTGACAATATAGAAACTATATAGTACAATGTTGGTACAATATGGTTGTGTTCGACCATAAGACGCCATAAGAAAGGAGAAAACATTATGAAAAAAGATATACACGTATCTATAGCAGACGAAGTATTGGCAGATTTAAACCAAATGAGCGATAAACTGAAAATAGCAAGGTCGAAATTGTTAGAAGGTATTATCGTAAAAGGAATACAAGATATTGTAAAATTGAATTATAATTTTGCAGAGTTTTTGAAAAAGTAAGGAGGAATTTAAAATGTTTGTATTTATGACAAAAAGAAAATTTGAAGAACAACTAGACGAAAAGTATATGAAAGGTAGAAAAGACGCCCATTATATTGAGCGAGAAACAAACAAAATGGCAGTTGAGACATTGGAAGGAAAAATAAGAGAATTAGACGCTGTTTCTTTGATTGCTAATTATATGTCTCAAGCAAAAAAGAAAAGCGAAAGAGAAGAATTTAACAATCAGTTACAAGAAAGATTAACTGAAATAAGAAAACAACTTATTAACACATTAGAATATATAAAATAGGAGGATAAAATGGGCGAAGACGAAGACGAATTCAAATATGGAGATTGGGCGATAGTTAAACCGCTGAAAGAAAATATGCAAAACATAGCTGCAGAAATAAGAGTGGTTGGTAGATGTGGCTTGGCAACTCAAGATATTTTAGACGCTATTTCTGGACAAATAGTAAGAGTAATGGATAGAGATGTAAACGATATGTACGAAGTGTCAAGAGCAGAAAAAGTAAGACTAGGTGCAAAATGCCTAACACCTATTGATACAGTAGAAGCACATGAAATTTTAGAACAACGCGACATTAAAGTTGGAGATATAATAGAAGGCAAAAGATTGTCAGATTTATTCTATAATATCAGTAATAGCGAAATGAAAAAAGGGCTAGTATGGGATATATCAGGAAGTCAACTTAAAATATTGGTAATCGAGAATACTCATTACGCAGGATATTTATCTACACAAGCAATAGCGAATGTATATGGCGACATAGCGGCCGCCTACAACACATTTAATGTAATAGGTCATACTGATTTATTAGGATACAAAGTGCATTGCAGATATATGCCGCCTAAATTTAAAAATGATAAGTATAGGTTGTTTGGAAGTCTAGGCTACTTCTTAGATAACTTTAGCGTAACATTAAATGCTGTAAGAAAGAAGATAGGATATTGTCCTGTTCAAAAATTGATAGATACTGGAGACTTTGACGAGTTTGAAAAAACAATAAATGACAACACTAGTCTTTGTATTCAAGTTGTAAGATAAGGGGGATATAGGAATGGTAACTGTAGTA